ATCGAGCACCGCCGCCGGTGACGGAGGCACGAAACCCACGGACGTGAATTGAATCTGCGGGACGAAAGTCGTGCCCTGCGCCATTTATCCGACCCCCTGCGGGTTGATGACGTTAAACGGGACGACAGCAGTTTGGCCGGTCGACGCTGATGTGACCTGAATCTGCCCCTGCAGCATTCTTCCCGATGCATTGGTGAAAAAACATTGCGCCGATGATACGCCCGGAACGGTCAGCGCGGCATTCACGAACAGCTGCTTGAGCGTCGATATCGACGGGGGCGGCCCCTTGAACACAAGGCGAAAATAATCGATGCCGAGCGACGTGTCCCAATAGCACTCGCCGAGGAATGTCTTGATCACGGAGGCCGCATCCTGAGCGAGTGAATAGGGTTCGCTCGCAACGGCAATGTTCCCAGCGGCATCGAGCACTAGGTCATTCGTTGTATTGTCAAGAAGAAGCGTGCTCGCCACGATTCGATCCCCTTACGGAACAGTTAGCGCAATACCATTCACCTGCAGCACCGGCGCGACGACATTCACGAATCCCGCTGCCATGATGACCTTGTTACCACCTGCAACGGTCAGGGTCATCCCGGAGGAGGTCGAAACGACCGAATTGCCAGCCTGATCGGTCATTGAGAAGCCAGCAGCTGCGAACGTCAGAGAGTTGCCGTTGTTGTCGACCAGCCGCACGCCATCCGTGGTGAAGATCAAATACTGGTTCGGCGCCACATTGAGGCAGCCGCCAGCATAGACGCCGTCCTGGATGTCGAATTGCCTACGAGTGTTCGGGAGGGCAGCAGCCTTGGTATTCTGGACGGTAGTCGAATCCCGGTCTGCGGCAACGACATAGCCGATGTCGCCGATCATCGGATCGCATATGATCGCGCTGGCGCCGCCCTGCGCGCGAGACCACGGCAGGCCGTGCACGGTACCGTGCGGCGTCCCATATCCATTGCCGTCGATCTGGCTGACCAGTGGCTGCACGTCTACCGTGCCGGCTGGCTGACCCTCCCCGCCGCCAGTCACAGCCACGACCTTGACGATCTTCATCGTGTGCATCTCGGCCATCAGTTGCCGAACGATGAAGGCAGCCTGGGTGAACTCGTCGGACCAATCGTCCGGATTAGCCTGCCCATAGCCGGAGGTTCCCAATTCATCCTCCCCCAGGTGAGGGCGGCGCCGGCGCCGGAAGATTCGACGGATAGCAATAGAGGATCTGGCGCCAACGGCCGCGCGGTGTCAGCGCGTCGAGTTCGAGGTCCATCTTTTGCACGACCCACTTTCGATTCGCCTGCGGGACGACCGCGCTCTGCACCTGTATTTGAGCTCCGAATGAAATCTGTGGATTGAAGATGCTGCGAACGACCGCATAGCCGTTCGGCGACAGTGTCGGCGACCCGATCATGCCGGTCGCGGCCGAGACCAGGGGAATCGCTGTGATGCTCGTCCGCGAGCCGCCGATCGGCCAGATCGCGAGCTTCTTGTCGTTGATGATTTGCCAATTGATGTGCGCCGCGCGCGCCACGCGGGCGATCTGCTGCTGCAGCGTTCCTGGCAGGTACGTCGGCGGCATCTGAACGCTGACGCCATTGTTTTCAAATTGGAGCGGCTGCGGCTGATACTTCTGCGCCAGTTGCGACATGATCGTCGCGACGTCGGTCGATTGCCCGAAACTGGACGCCGGGATCGGCACCACTCCGCTGTAATAGCCGCTTTGTGCGGAACCGATCAGCGGAACGACCGGCGCCTGATTGTAGTCCGGCATCGCCGCCCAGATGGTGCCGCCAAAAACCGGCGCGAACCCAGAGTTAGGATTGCCAGCCGAGATCAGAATCGAGTTCTTCTGGACTGAGTTGAAAATCTGGCCGAGCACCGCCAACTGCTGCATCTTGGAATCTTCCATCCCGTAGATGCGAAAATCGGCCTGCACCTTTGATGGCGTTCCGGCATTTTGAATCCGCACCGACGCGCGGAATCCATCCAGCGTGATCGTATTCTTTCCGGAACTTGCAAACGATGTCGGCTGGCCGGTGCTCTGCTGCGGAGCCAGCGTGATCGTAAATTGCAACAGCCGCTGCTGGAAACTGTTCTGAGACTGAAAGTCGGATTGCGGCAGCGATGCCGCATCCGTCGCGGCGACCGGTTGATCGGCCGGACCAGATTGAATCACCACTCTGGTCGGGTTGTCCTCGGACAATTAACCAGCCTCCCCGGCCGCGGCAAGGTCGGGCGCCTCGAGGTAAATCAACTGATAGCGGGAGCCGAGGCCGGTATAGACAGGGTCCTGCGGATCATTGGCGGCCTGCGTATCATAGAAAACAAAATCGCCGATGAATCCCAGATAAGAATCTCGAACAATTCTATTGAGATTTTCAACTATCACCGACGCCACGATCAGGGAGTTGCCGACGTAGAGCGTCATGAACATGCCATAGGCGGTTTGCACAAGAACAATCGTGCAGGCCTGGCCGGCAAGCTGGACCTGGAATTGCTGGTTGGGGATCGCCTGTGTCGGAACGAGCAGCATTTATTGCCATGTCCCCGGTGCTGGAAAGTTGTTCATCCCGCCGCTGCTGCCAGCACCGCCGTTCGCGACCGGCGAGACATTCCCTGTGCTTTGCTGGCCGGCCGATGTCGGGCTTTGCGTGTTCGAGAGCGTCGAGGTCGCGCTCTGCCTGATTTCCTGAAACCAGAAGTCCACAACGATCACGCCGACACCGTTTTCGGCACTGCGCTTCCAGTCGATGTGCGTTATGTTGCAGCTATCGTAAATGTCCTCCGGCGTGATCACCGTGTAGAGATTGAGATCGGCAGCGGCCGCGCGTGCCGAGACCAAGAGCGCCTGGCGATCAGATTCCGACGGGCCTGAAGCTACTCGTACACGGACGTCAAAAGGATGCTGCACCTTGTCGTAACTGACAAAGGAGCCCTGCTCGATTGGCTCGTCGGCAATCGTGTAATCCTGCTTATAGTCGAAATCGACCACCGAATTGTAGGGGAATGCCTGCGCTCCGTTCAGGAATATACCCCACCCTGATTGCGGCCCCCCGAAGAAACCCAGCAGTGACGAAATCGCGTCCGCGAACAGTAGCACGACCGGGTTCGCGCTGTAGCTCGATAGATTCGGCACTCCGGGGACGTCGGGGATGTCGGCCATCACTGCATTCCCGTATTAGCCGGGGACAATATCGATTGCCGTTTCAGCGCGCCGCCAATGTCCGCTGCGATCCCGTCAGCATCGTCTGCCTTCGGAGCATTTACGTTCATGGTGCCGATGTTGACCTCGCTGCTGCTGGTGCTCGAAGCCGCCGGCGCACCGCGGCTTCCTGCGCTCCCGCGCGCGCCGAGCGCGCTGTTGAAGCGGCGCTCATATTCTAGGACATTGGTGCCATAAGCATCATGACGGCTCGGATCGTTCATGCCGCCCTCGCCGGCGAGCCACGCACGCGAGGCGCCTTGCGGTCCGTATTTCGTCACATACTGACCAAATTTGAAATCGAAAATCTGATCCTGAAGATCCTTGTTCGCCATGAACTCCTGCGGCGTCACACGGCGTCCCAACGCCTCCTGAGACCATGGGCCGATATTGTTGCCCATGATCTGATACCGGCCATAGGCGCGGTCTCCACCGGCCGTGGCAGGCCCCACAGCCGCGTAGCCGCCGCTGCCAGCGCTTTCAACGGCGGCGATGGCGTCCCTATAGGACGATCCACCACCGCCGAACACCTGGCGGCTCAGGCCGTCCGCAAGCCGCTTCCTAGCGTCATCCATTTCCGGTGATCCGGACGACGTTGTCGAAGCCTTTGCTCCGCCCATCCCGAACAGCCCCATGAACCATTTGACATCGGCAATGTCCTGCTTGATCGCCTTGGTAAATATGTTCGCGACCGCAGTAAGGGCTGGGAATGTCTCTCGCGCCAGGTTCTCAAATGCGTTAGTGAGTGCTGCGGTTTCTTTCTGGAGTTCCCTCGCCTCGGCTGCGCTCTGGCCCGTTGCTCCACCCATCGCCCGAGCTTCCGCCTCAAGCTTTTTGAAATTATCGATCATCAGGTTGAAGATGTCTTGATTCATCCCGGGAAGATATCCGGCGAATGTCCGCGCCTCGCTGGTGCTGAGTTTTCCGCTTGCGATCTGGGCCGACAAGAATGCCTGCGCCTTGCGATAGACGGTGTCGGCATTGTCGGTCCGCAGATCAATGCCGGCTTGGTTCGACAGCGACGTGAGACCGCCTTCTGGCATCTTGTTGCCATACTTGATCTGGTTCAGTTCGTCCTGCATCGCACTGAGCGCCGATGTCGCGCTCGATGCGTCGCCGCCGACTCGCTTCACCATCTCCTGCCACAGCGACAAGTTCTGGACGGACGTTCCGATCGACGCCGCCATCCGCCCCGTCGTGGCATCCATCGTGACCATGTGCCCGACGAACCCGGCAATCTCGGCACCGGCGAATGCCCCGATCAGCCCCAGCGCGCCCTTGCGCACGAATCCGAGAGCTTCCGCGGATTTGCCAGCCGACTCCTCAATCGCTTTGCCGAAGTCGAGCGCGCTGTCTTTAGTTTTTTTGAACGCAGCCAAAGCATCTCTTTGACCTTCCGTCCATTGACGGCTGTCAATGCCTAGCGTGACTATAAGTTCGTCTATGACGATTGTAGCCTCCTACAGAAGCAGCATTCTTTCTCTAGCCCACACGTCAGGATGCTTTGCAGCCTTGCGGCGATTGCAATCTGCACATAGCAATTGAATGTTCTCTATATCATTTCGGCCCCCGAGCAGCATGGGCATCACATGATCTGCGTGATAACCGGATTTGATCGAAACTCCACAAAGTGAATTAGCACAGCGATACTTCTGTTTTGCTGCTAATTCTTTAATTTCTTTAGCTGTATGATTGCCCCCTACGGCCCGTTTTTTGGCGGCCCTGTTTCTGCAAATTATTCGAGCCTCTTCTGGGTGAGATTTTCTCCACGCAGCGTTGTACTGCCGCGTCTTTTCCCGGTTGTTTTGATTCCACTCGGTCTGATATGCGATTTTTTCTTCACGTTGTGCCGAATAAGACGCCTTTTTTTCGGCTAAAATCGCTTCGCGGCATCGCCAATATCTAGCTCTAGCCCTCTCCTTTTCCCTTTCAGTAGCCGCCATTGATCTTTTCCTGACGTCGCCGCAACCGATCCATCACGCGCTGATTATAGGCGTCAATCAGGTAGATTTCTATTAGGTCATAAAGGTCTGCGGTCGAGTAAACCGTTTGCAATTCGTGAAGGGTCGCAATCTTGCAGGATATCGCAAACCCGATTCGCTGGCTTACGTTTACGTATTCGACTAGTCCGTCGTCCGTGGCGTCATTATTGAAGATATCAGTGCCGACAGGGCGTCGGCTGGAGAAAAACCCGTATGCACACTGACCACTTCATTACGCAGCCACCAGCGAGTTGCGATCTCCTCAATGTCACCATCCAGATCAGCCCGCCTTAATGATTGCTCCGGGAATTTAGGGTCAGGAATGATCTGGACACAATTTAAGAGCTCCTCAGCTAACGGAATCATGATGTTGGGATCCATGTTGCCGCGCAGCAGAGAGTTAATCCCCATGATGGCGATGCCCTCCCAGCCGGCGTTCTTGAGGTCGAGGGGAAGTGTGCCTCCGGTGTTCACCACCGCGTAGGCCACCCGCTGTATCCAGCGATCCGCGGTCAACGCATCCCATTCAGTGATCAGGAATGTCTTGCCCAGGTCGCGATTCTTGCAATTTGGGAAGCTGGGAACCTGGACGGTCTTAATTGTTCGGGCCATGCGGTTTTGCTCCGAGCCGGGGATAATCGACTTCCGGTGGCGGCTCGGGCCGCGCTGGCGGAAAGTCGATCGGGAGCAAAAACTCTACACGAGTTATCTTCTCGCCGTCCATTTCAATCGCTTTGACATGGGGACATCGAAAAATGGTGTGTGGCTCACCGCACCGCTGGCATTCGTCGGCCATTAGCTCGACGGCGACGGCGCGAAGCCGCCCCAGGTGATCTCAAAGTTGCGCGGCTGCAGCAGCCGCTTCGCGTGCGGGATCGGCTTGTAGCCGGTCAACGTGCCTTGGACGAGCGTGTATTTCGTCGCGATCTGCGGCATCTTAATCAAGCCCGAAGCCTGATAGGTCGTCCGTGTCGACTGCTGCTGCGTCCACCACGCATCGAAAATCGCACATGAGGCCGAATCCGCCTGCAACGATATTTGCTGCGGGATCGGCACGAACACGAAGCCGGCTGATAGGATACCGTCGACGCCCATCATGATTTCTGCCGACTTGATCGCCGGAATGTCGAAAGCCTCATCCGTGGCAAACCCCTGAATCTGCACCGGTCCGGTCAGAACAAGAGGAATGTTCAATGTTAGGACGATATCGGCTGCGCCTACGCTGCCCATGGCTTAGATTCCTCTATTGAACGGCGACGCTGGAGAGCGGCTGACGGTTCTTTTTACTCTGATTCTCGAAAGCCGTTAGAATCTGCAGGTTGGTTTCAACATGAAGGCCGCAGCACCAATCGGATTGCAGAGGATAGATATGGTCAACATGGTACATAATTCCGGTCTCTTTAGTTAGTCTCGCAGCCTCCGCATAGATCGCTCGCATTTTGGCCTTATCGGCCCAACTAGGCGTCGCCTGCTTTTCTGCCGCGCGCCGCAATGACCGTCTAAACCTATTACCTTCCGGCTTTTCCTTATTGTACTTTGACTGCTTATCTGCCAGCTCCACTTTGTTGGCTTCCTTGTAGGCCCGTGATCTGGCGTTCTCTTTTTCCTTGTTCCTGAGATGATCCCGGTGCCGCTGTTCGCGAATCCGATCCTTATTCTCTTGCCGCCACTTCTTGCGCTTCGCCGAAATTTCGTCTTTTCGAACGATTAAGTCGGCCTTGGCTTTTTCTCGCACCAGTTCTGGATTGTCATCCTTGTATTTTTTTGACCTAGCTTTTTCTCGTTCCCGGTTCTCTCGGTAGAACCTCTCGTTATTTGCTTTAACTCGATTCGCTTTGTGGACTTCAGCACAGGGAACGCATCTCCCTCGACGCTTGATATGAGCTTCAGCCTCGTTGCAATCCTGACATATTTTCATGCCGTGATTTTATCATTGAACGGCGATCGAACTCAAGCTGATGCTCTGAACCGAACCCCTATCTAAGTAGAACAGCGTGATTGCCCACGGCCCGCGATTGGCCCGCACCGTGGCGGATTGCTGGTTGACCTGCAGGTAATAGCCCTGGGTCTGAAGCGTCGGGGCGATGACGGCACCGGCCTGCTGATTTACTTCCGCTATTTGCGTCTCGGAAATCGGGCCCGGTGCTGCGGCGCCGAAGTTGAGACCGGCCTGAATCGGGGTTGCCAGCGCCTGCTCAATCAGTCCTGCGCCGGCCTGATTAAACGGAATCGCCTTCATTATCGACAGAAAGTTCAAAAGTGTATTCTGCAGGAGGTTGTTCCACCAAATCTGGTTGATGTAGCTGTCGAACCACTTGAACGGTCCTGTGACCGTGCCGCGCTGCTCGAGCGTGAAGTTCTGGTTCGCAGTCGCGACCGCACCGAAATAATTGTAGCCATTTCCAAATGAGCCGATGACCTGCGGATTGCCGCCGAGATTGACTGCGGCCTGGGCGGTGGTGACATCGGAAACAAGTCCGGGCTGTGTCTTGTAGGCGAACGTGATTCGGCCGTTGGTTTCTTCGAAGTCGATCGCCGCTGCGGATCCGCAGATGAACGCAGCCTGATTCAATCCCGTCAATTCTGACTGCAGGAAGGTGCCGGAGTCGCCGTTGTTGGGGAGGATGAAGCCCATCGTCTCGGTCTGCGGCGGGTTCGATCGCGCCAGCACATCATGGTCATCGACCACGTAGGCATAGCGATTCGGGAAGGCGTTCTTCCAAGCTGCAAACGCGAGTTTAAGCGTGTTGCCGGAGCCGCCATCTGGATCAAACGTTGTCGCATAGCAGGCAAAGTTCGTCGTGACCGCGACGACACCGTTCATGAACGAAGCCGGCGTCGCGGCCGCGGCACCCTGCGACAGGAAGGCGCCGGTCGCCTGCGTCAGCAACAGCGGAGCGGCCAGGGTGCCGGTGGCAAAGGCAGAGGTCGAAGGCGCCCCGGTGATCCCAGATGTGACGATGAACGCACCCGAGAGCGAATCGAACGTGACGACAGGAGCGGTCGCCAGGCCGGTCATAGCCTCGCTGGCGACATTGAGTTGCGCGCCGCTGATTTGATAGGTCCCGATGCCGCCTGGCGTCCCGGTGAGCTGCGCAGTGATCAGGACGCCCGCCGGAACGCTGGTTCCGGTAAGCGTCTGTCCGACGGCGATCGCGTGGTCGCTGTCGACGGTGACGTCGAGCACGGTGCTGGCGCTGGTGCAGGATGCTGACGACGCTGTCGTCGCCTGGCTCATGATGTAGGTACCGGCGCCTCCTGGGGTGCCGGAAAATTGGCTCAAGATCGTCGTAGATGCCGGAACACCGGTACCGGTGACGGTATCCCCGACAGAGATCAGGCCGGTAACTGCCGTCACGACCAGTTGAGTCGTCGGCGATCCCGCGCTCGCCGTGAAGCTGGCGCCGATCGATGCAGTGAACGTGGATTCGGTAGGATCGGTGAATGCTGCGGTGATCGCGGCCGCGACGCCGGAGAAACTGGTCTGAGTCGAAAAGTTGATGATCGAGATGACGTGCGAATAGCCGTCCATCACTATGGTCAGCGATCCAGACAACGCCTGTAGTTGGGCCAGCGTCAGCGCAGCGCCAGCGTTTCCGCCCCATAGATAGGCCGCGACCGCCGCCTGATTGTAGTGCGCGAACAACAAAGCACCCGGGATCGAATCAGCCCCGGTAAATCCACCGAAATATCCGGATCCCTTGCCCGGCCCGCCATTGGCGAAAATGTCCTCCGGGGATCCGGAGCCAAAGAACGAGGTGACCGCCGACCCGAGCGCGAAACTATAGACAGCACCGAGCGGAACGCGATTCGAGGCGGTGCCGGCCATCGTGATGATGTCGAGTTGCTCGCCTCCGGCCGGGAGGACGCTCGGGGTAACTGCGACGAATAGCGACGCCGGAATGGTGGTCATCTATCGGATTCCCCCGATTGCGAGTCTTGAAGCGATAACACGATCAGCCGAAATCCACAATTATGCGCCTAGACCCGGTTGATACTGCGAATTGTCGGCCTGGGAATAGTCCAGCGACGGACCTGAACTCGGCGGCACCGGCGGAGCGACCGCATCGACGTTGAGCAGCGTCAGCGCGACCGAATCAGCGAACTCCTGCGGGACCATGATGCTCTGGTCGATTTGCAGCTTCGCCTCGATCACCCACCGCCATTCGTACTGCTTTTCGGCGTTCACGAACGGCCGCCAGCCCGGGTCGTCGGCATAGAGCGGCGTGATCGGTAGGCCGAAGGCCTTGAAGAAACGGGTCGCATATTCGTCCCGGAAGGCCGTAGAGACGGTTTGGGCCATATCGGTCGCAAGATAGCTCGCCGCATGGAAATCAAGCTGTACGGTCACGACAGACTTCTGCGTCATGGTCTTGAGACCGGCCGAAAAGACCGAGTTGGCCGGTACCGTCAGATTGGAGTTGATCTCATAGGTCCCGGACCCACCAGGCGCCCCGCTGTCCTGGGCGATGATCTTGGTACCGCGGGGAACCGTAGGGCCGAACAAGATTGCCCCGATTGTGATGTTTCCGCGCACGGACGCGGCCGCGAGTGTGCTTCCGCTGATCGACCCCACAATCCGGACGTCCTGGACGCTGTCGATATTGGTCTCCAACCGCTCGAACCGAGTCGGCATCATCATCACGAAATTCGGATTCTTAGGCTCGGCGACTTGATTCGGCTGGGCGCCGATCACGCTGGTGTTAGGCGGAAGGACATCGACCAGGAAAGCCCCTAAGAGCCTCTGGAGATCAGATTGTGTGGGACTGATCGATATCGCAACGGTCACTGCGGTGCTTTATAAAACAGGATGTTCAGCTTCGCGGCTGATGCGGTCTGGATGAACTGAAGATTCGCCAGCGGCCCTTGATAGTAGAGCGGCGGATCGGCCACAAGGATCGGATTGCCGATCGACGCCGTCGGCACCACGACTCCATCATCGGTGTAGCGCACAGGCTGGGTATCGGTGCGAATCACCACGGCGTTAGCGCCGGCCGGAATGCCCCCGGCCGCACCATTCCATGCTCCAATGCATGTGGAAAGCTTCGTCGCCGTGGTCGGCGAGAGCTGGCACGATCCCAGCGGGACGAGAGGCTGCCCTGGAATCCCCTGTGTCATCGCGGCGAATGATCCGGAGATAAAGAGCGCTAGAGCGAAAACTATTCTCATTTTTGATCTTCCTTGTTCCAGCGCTATTCACCTAGCGGGATGGGGAAACGTGGGGTAGCGTTACGAATCTAGAAATCTCTGACCGCATAGTAGGATTGATATGGCACTGCGCCCACAATAGTCAGACTAGGTATCAGTGACCACTGACTACCACCATCGACCACGAACCAAGATGGTGTAACGGAGTGAGGGAAAGACTTGAAACCTGAAAACTGTGCCAAGCAACTCGTCTTGAATCTCGGATCATTCTTCGCGGCGTTGATGAGATTTGCTATCTCACCCGTTGGGCCGCCATACGTACTTGGATTAGCTACTCCAAGTGTCGTCAGCGTAGAAACAGCCGGATAGATGGCCTCCATCGCACCTTCGTAACACTCGACGGTAATCGGAGCGAGCCCGATACCTGCTCTTTGCGCGTCTGAACATTGCGCCGTGATCGCCGCCTCGTAAGCCGGATATACGTTATTGAAGAAATTGCTTTGGGTGTTGCCGAAGTCGCTGTACCCAAAATTGACGGCTCCAGTTATCCCCGTTGAACATATAATCGGCGGGCCGCCATTAGTGGCAGAAACCTGAATGACAAGGCCAACAACGCTGACAACCCAATAGTTCGCAGTCTGGCTGTTGGAGAGGATCGGCAATTCTGGCGGGAGCGTCCCCCCATTTAAGATAGAGAACGAAACTTTCGCTCCCACCACGAACCCGGTCACATTGCACGTAATATTCGCGCCCGAAATCGCCGTAACCGTGCGCGTCATGCGCTGGCCTTCTTGCCAGTCCCAAATAATGTAATCGATAGCGTTCGACATCTGCGTGGCATTGCCGCTCGCGTAGTCGCTAGCCGCGCCGAGTAGCCCGCTCTTTGGTGGCGTGCCGCCCAGCGCAAGCGTATCGGGGCCGCACGCCGTCATGGCTGCCGTATATCCGGCATCGGTAGGCCCGACAGACTGCGAGCCTGACCAGTACGTCGCATAGGAAAGCACGTCTGATTTATCAATCGGACGATTGGGCGAAGCGTTGTAGCTCGTTCCAATGATCGTATTGTAGACTGCGTTTCCGGTGGTCAAATACTGACCATTCAAACGAATGTTTCCGGCATCCCCGGCCGCCCCGCCGTCTGCCTGTGACGGGCACGCCAAAACGATTTTCAAGCGGCTTCTGCTTTGTCCTGCCCCGGCCCATGCAGCAACGGCCAAGGTGGACATTTGCGCGACTTTGAGTCCGTACCAGGTCGAGTACCCGGAGACGAAATCAGGGGCACCAAGCATGTTCCCCGCGGTCACGGCGTAGAACGTGTACTGGAATGCCGCCGCAACGTTCCAGACTTCGTTGTGGTGCTCGCAATA